ATCCAACTAACTTCACACCACGTAGAGGCGTAATGACCCGCTACGCGAAGAAGATCGTACGTCCAGAATTCTTCGGTAAGATTTACATCGACGGATTGGCAACAGTCTAATCTGATGTAAACGGGTAGTAAGTTAGAAACTGGGGTGGCCGAAAGGTCACCCCTTTTTCTTTTTATATAAACTAAAGTACTATTTATACTATAGAGTTTTTCCATTTGAGAGATTATTATGGCCTTATTAAGTGATGATCCAATTGTTTATGATGGAAGTCCCGTCAATCCAAGTGGTATAACACCATTTGGTATATTTGATGATGAAGCTGCATTTCAATCAGATGCACCACGAGTTGCAGAATATGTGGCTCGTCGCTTAGGATATTCGGTTGTAGACGTTGAATTAATAGATAAAATTTTCTATACGTGTTTTGAAGAAGCAATCATAACATATGGTTCACAAGTTAATCAATTTAACGCACGTGAAAATATGCTTACGTTGCAAGGATTATCTACAAGTAATAATATAACACAAAAAAATATTATTGGGTCACCACTACCACAAGTTATTAAGCTATCTTCTCAATACGGTACAGAAGCACAGTCGGGTGGTAATGTAGAAGTAAAGAAAGGATATATTTCTGCATCGGCATATACACAATCATATGACTTAAAAACGTTATGGTCAGATGCGCATGAAGGTGGGGCAGCGATTGAAATTCGTCGTGTATATCATTACATGCCATCTGCAGTCGCTCGTTACTATGACCCGTTTGCAACCACGGGTCTTGGGTTAACCAACTTGATGAGTGAATTTGGATTTGACGGATATTCACCACCAGTCACATTCGTGATGATGCCAGCATACGAAGATTTACTCCGTATCCAAGCAATCGAAGTCAACGATTTAATCCGTAAAAGTCAATATGGATTTGAAATTTCTGATAACGTTATTAGATTTTCACCAATATTTAAGAAAGACTCTACTGTATGGTTTGATTATATCGTTGTCGGTGATAAGCAAGGGGCTAACCAAACATTTACTTCTGGAAGTGGCATAACCTCAGATTACTCCAACGTACCATATAGTCATATACCATACACTACAATTAATTCAATTGGTCGTGTCTGGATATTCAAATATACGTTGGCGTTGGCAAAAGAAACATTAGGTAATATTCGTGGTAAGTATGAAAAGATTCCTATTCCTGATGCCGATATTAAGTTAGATGGTGATATTCTTCGTCGTGAAAGTAAAGAAGAAAAAGATTTACTTATCGAAGAATTACGTGAAACACTAGAACAAACTGGACTACAGGCACAAATGAAGAAGCAAGCAGAAAATGCTAAGTTTATGCAAGAAATGTATCAAAAGGTGCCAACACTTATTTACATAGGATAATATGCCACGTTTCGTTTCTCAAAAAGATTTTAACTTATTTCAACATTTCAATCGTGAAATTGTCACAGACGTTGTTGATGTAGACGTAATCTTATATAAGGTTGCTCTAGAAACTACTGCGGTCAACTTATACGGAGAAGCAACGGAAAAGACACGATATACTGGTGTTGAATTGAAGTCTTTGATTAAGTATAAGAAAAATGTATCCACCTCCGAAGCAGGATTTGGAGTGGACATTATACAAAATGTGGAATTCCGATTTGTACGTAAGCTACTCGAAGAAGTACAAGTATATCCAGAAATTGGTGATATCATTCAGTATGATGATAGTTACTATGAAATAGATAATATTAATGATACGCAATATGTGGCAGGTCAACCATATAATTCTATGTCAATTTTGTGTGATGCTCACTTAACTCGTATTAGTGGTCTTAATATTGAGGAGGTAAACGCAAATGGCTGATTATAGTAATAGAAAAGTTACTGACGCGGTAACTCAAGCTAACGATGCGAACGTACCGTCCTTGACGCAAAATCGGGGTCTGGACACGAAAACACAGACAGGGGATACTCCCGTCACTGTTACATTAATGACGATTGATGAAACACTCATCAATTATTTAAGTAATAGAATACAACCCATTTTGACTCAAAATAATAATAGTATTAAAGTACCTATTATTTATGGGAATCCCGAACGTTGGAAGAGTGTTCAGAAAGACGGGGTATTACGTGATTATAAAGGTAAAATACAATTACCTATTATTATGATTCGTAGAACATCACTAAAAAAGAATGTAAAGCAAAACTCACCAGTAAACAAATATTTAGAACGTGAGTTTGAAACGGGATGGAATAAGTATAATCCATACGATAGATTCGCAGCGGTGAATGGTATCAAACCAGTTAAACAATACGTGACTACGGTTACACCAGATTACTTTGACCTCACATATGAATGTATGATATGGACAGAGTACGTCGAACAAATGAATCGCCTTATTGAGCAAGTATCATTTGAGGACGATGAATACTGGGGTGATAGAGGGCAGTATAAATTTAGAACCCGTATAGACGAATATAAGATGGATACGGTACTACCCACAGTTCAAGACAGACTAGTACGTACCAGTTTTACCTTAAACGTATCAGCGTACCTCCTTCCAGAACGGATGGTCAATAAAACTGGGCAGATTATGCAAACATCGCAAGAAAGATTCTCGGTCAAAAAAGTTGTTACTTTTACTGAGTTTGAGGAAGGTTAAAAGCAATGTTTGGACAAAATAATCTATATTTATAATACGAGTACAAATACGTTTAAGGAGGTTATATGAGTGAAGTTAAGAGATTAACAGATGAGGAGTTATCATCTGTTAAAAGTTTGCGTGAACAAATTATTGGTGTGATTTCCTCGGTTGGTCAATTAAAGTTGACTCACGATTTAATGGAAGAAGATTTAACATCAGTAAAATCACGATTGAGTGAAGAAGCAGCAAAATATAAAGAATTACTCGTCAAAGAAAAAGGATTAATTGACGAATTATTGAAGAAATATGGAATGGGTTCTTTAGACGTAGACACTGGTGTATTCACCCCTGAGCAATAAGTAATATTGGAGATTCCGTATGGCAGAACGCATTGTGAGTCCTGGCGTTTTCACACAAGAACGTGACCTTAGTTTCCTAGAACAAGGCGTTGGTGAAATTGCTGGTGCATTTATCGGTCCAACACCAAAAGGACCAGCATTTATTCCAACCATAGTCACAAGTCAACAAGACTTTGAAAACAAGTTTGGCGCACCTGATGGTAAGTCATTCTTAGGATTAACGGTTAAAAACTACCTCCGTGAATCGGGACGAGCAACAGTTGTTCGTGTTCTTGGTTTGGACGGATACAGCCCAACAGCTGCTACACCCGCTATTATTAAAGCAACTGGTACTAGTGGTTCATTTGTGTATGCAGTCATTCATCCTACTGTTTCTGGTAGTGACATTACAGCAATAAGTGCTTCGGGAACGTCAACAAACTTTAGTGTTGCATTAAATGCACTAGGCGGACCATTCACAGGATCTAGTTTAAGCTCAACCACAGCAGCAGGTGGTTATATTGGAAACTACTTTGGATTTGGCACAACTGGAACAAAGGGTGGATATGTTTACTCTATCTTCCCAGAAGCAATCACCAGTGGTGGTGCATCAGTAGTAATGTCAGCAGAAGTAAGTTCTGACTTATTATATTTGACTGGTAGTACATACGGATCGTATACATTTGCATCAACTCCTTGGATTCAATCACAACAACTCGGTGGTGTTAACCAAAACTTATTTAAGGTACATACATTAAGTGATGGTAACGCTGCAAATAAGCAAGTAAAAATTAGTGTTCTTGGTCCAAAGAAGGCAATCGTATCAGGAGCATATGGAACATTCTCACTTCAAGTACGTGATTTTGCAGACACAGATGCAAACCCAAGTGTACTAGAACAATTTGATAACTTGTCACTTAACCCATCAGACGCAAATTATATCGCTCGTCGTATTGGTAACAGTGCACCAGTAACAGATCCAAATACCGGTGAACGTTATTTCCAAGGTGATTTCCAAAATAATTCATCATATGTTCGTATCGAAATGGCAGATGGTTCGGAAAACGTCTCACCAGACGCATTACCATTTGGATTTGCAGCATTAAGCTCACCAATCGGATACTCTGGTTCGGCAGTACCAGCTCCAACATATATTTCATCAAATTGGGTATCGGGAAGTAGTCGTGGATACAGCACCACGGCAACATACAGTAGTAATGGATTCTATGGATTCCAATACTCTGATATTCCAAACACCAATATGTCTTATTTGGCACCAATTCCAAGTGGATCAGTAACTCGTGGAGCTGCATTCAATCTTGAAAATCTACCATCAAATGAATTATATGATGCAACCGGAACTGGATACACAGTTGCACAATATCTAGCAGGTGCAGCACCAACATTAGCATCACTCTTGAAGTTTACAGTTCCATTCCAAGGTGGATTTGATGGTGATAATCCAGCACGTATGATTAATATGTACGATGGTATTACATCAACAAATACGCAGGGATTTGACTTAAGTACTTCTACAAGTGCAGGTTCAAGAGCATACAAGAAAGCATTGGATGCAATCAGTAACCCAGATGTATTTGATATTAATCTATTAGTATTACCTGGTGTTGTTTATTCTCAACACGCATACATCGCAAATTACGCATTAAACGTTTGTGAATCTCGTGGTGACTGTTTCTATATTATGGACACAGTACTTGCAAGTGACACAACCACAACCGCAGTAAATACAGCAGCATTAATTGATAGTAATTACGCAGCAACATACTATCCTTGGGTAAGAGTGTTGGATACAAATACAAATAAGTTTGCATTTGTTCCACCATCAGCAGTTCTCCCAGAAGTATATGCATATAGTGATAATACAGCAGCAGAATGGTTTGCACCAGCAGGTTTGAATCGTGGTGGAATTCCAGGAGCAGCAGGTGTTAAGGTTCGTTTGGCACAAGCACAACGTGATTCACTATATGAAGGTAAGGTCAACCCAATCGCACAATTCCCAGGACAAGGTATCTGTGTATGGGGTCAAAAGACATTACAACGTCGAGCATCAGCACTTGACCGTGTAAACGTCCGTCGTTTGTTAATTACCGTAAAGAAGTTTATCGCAAGTTCAGCACGATTCCTCGTATTTGAACAAAACGTTGAAGCAACTCGTCGTCGTTTCCTCAACATCGTCAATCCATTCTTGGCAAACGTCCAAGAACGTTCGGGTCTTTACGCATTCCGTGTTATTATGGACGAAACCAATAATACACCAGACGTAATTGACCGTAACCTCTTGGTTGGTCAATTGTATCTCCAACCAACAAAGACTGCTGAATTCATCAAGTTAGAATTCAACATTCTTCCAACTGGGGCAGTATTCCCAGGCGCATAATAAAATAGGTTATATTTTTCCGTTACCGACTATTTATAGTAAATCTGTTAGGAGATACAAATGGCAAACAATATCGTAGCCGAAAATGAAATTTTCTTTACGGCGTTCGAACCAAAGGTCAAAAATCGCTTTTTGATGTTAATTGAAGGAGTACCAGCTTATATCGTAAAGAAAGTAAGCCGTCCAGAAATTCGTCAAGATACTATCAAGGTTCCACATATTAACACCGTTCGCTTTGTAAAGGGTGTATCTGTATGGCAACCTATGACTTTAACCCTTTATGATCCTGTTGTACCATCTGGTGCACAAGCAGTAATGGAATGGGTTCGTTTACATCATGAATCAGTAACCGGTCGTGACGGATACGCAGAATTCTATAAGAAAGACTTGACACTTCAAGATTATCAAGGGTGCACAAATCACTCGTGCAACATTTGGTGACCTAGAATGGTCAGATACAAGTGATAACGTAGCGATTGAATTAGAAATTCAACCAGACTATTGCGTATTGAACTACTAATCAGTAGTTAAAAATAGAAGGTGTGTCCCACTGTCTGATACTTATATAGAGTATAATTGGGCAGTGGGACACTTATTTTTTGGGTATAATACATGGCAGAACTCACCGAATTTAATATTGGTCAAGGGGAAACGTTTCGTATCGGAGCTACCATCATTAGTGATAGCGGAAGTATCCCACTTAACATAACAGATTATACTTTTAGTGGTCAAGTAAGAGAAAACTATACCACCGATGAAGTTGCTGCTACATTTACCATCACAAAACTTCCACCGCTTAATTCTGGTTCAATAATGGTGGAATTAACCCCAGAGCAAACTTTAACACTAAACCAACGAAGATATGTCTATGACATAAACATGGTTAGTGGATCAGTCACTCCAATAAAACGAAGAATATTGGAGGGAGCGTTGACTATTCGCCCAACTGCTACGAGATAATTAATGAGTGGTTCATTACGTCCAATCAATCTGGGTGTACCAGATATAACGGTTGTAGTCAGAGAAAATAGTGATGCTAATAAAGTTTTGGTAGATGTACCAAACATTAGTGTTAATATTGAAAAATCACCTGATTACAAGGTAAGTGTTCAACCTAGTTCGGTAGTTGTACAACGAACTGGATCGTTACCATTATTGGCAGTTTCCGCACTAAACGCATATACTGCGAGTTACGCTTTAGCGGTTAGTGGGTCAATTGATACTGCCGTATCTTCATCATATGCACTCACCGCTTCTTATGCACAAAATGCAGGAGCAGGTTCTGGATTCCCATTCAGCGGTTCTGCTGTCATCACTGGTTCATTATTAGTTGTTGATAGTGGTAATGTTGGTGGTATTACTGGTTCACTACTAGGAACTGCAAGTGTTGCGGATGCAATTGATATTATTTTTGCAGGAGAATTTCAAACGGGTAGTGATGCTCCAATTGTATTACAAGTAGGTGGAACTGGAAATGTTGTAAGTGCAAGTTATGCGTTGACCGCAAGTTATGCGGCAAATATGGGTGCATCGGTGTCTGCTTCATACGCATCAACTGCGTCATACGTTTCTGCATTAAGTGGTGGAGCACGAGGATACATACCATTATGGTCATCTAACACAACGATATCGTCTAGTGGTTTATTATATCAAACAGCATCTAGCCTCATTCTAGGTGATGGTACCACATTCTTTGATGAAACAAATCCAGACAAATTAGGTATATACGCGGGACGCACTAACTCGTTTAATCTCGTATCCGCACACGCAAATAATAACAACTATTTACAAATTAATATTCGTAATTTTAGTACGGGTAGTAATTCTTCTGCCGACATCGTAGCAACATATGACACAGGTACCGAAGATACTGGTTATATTGATATGGGCATTAATGGTACTAGTTATGTCGGTGCTAACATACACGACTTGCCTGGCGACGGGTACATTTTCACCACAGGTAGTAATTTAGTAGTTGGTACAGCAACTCCAAACAGTACACTTACTTTATTTGCTGGTGGTGAAAGTTATAGTGATGGTAAACTACGATTAAAAGCAAGTGGTCAACATCAATTAACTGGTAGTTTAAATATCAATTCTGGTTCACTCATAGGTACATCTAGTTGGGCAATATCGGCATCAACTGTTTCTACAGTACGGGATGGTACACGAGGATATCTATCACTTTGGGCATCGGATACTACATTATCTTCCAGTGGTTTATTATATCAAACAGCATCAAGTCTTATTTTAGGTGACGGAACAACTTTCTTTGACGAGCAAAATCCAGATAAACTTGGTATATACGCTGGGCGTACAACATCTTTTAATTTAATATCTGCGCATGGAAATACGAACAATTATCTACAAGTTAACGTTCGTAATTTTAGTACAGGGTCAAACGCATCTTCGGACATAGTAGCAACAACCGACACAGGTACAGAAACCAGTGGTTATATCAACATGGGTATCAATAGTACCACATATGTTGGTGATGCTATACATGATTATCCTGGAGATGGTTATTTATATACCACAGGAAGTCAAGTATTACTAGGAAACTTAGTACTAGGTTCTGGAACATCTGGAAGTAGCGTGATACTATTTGCTGGTGGTGAGAATGTAAATGATGAAAAATTACGACTAAAAGCAAACAATCAACATCAACTTACTGGTAGTTTAAACACATCTGGTAGCCAAAATGTGTTGGGTAATGTTAATATAACAGGATCATTAACTGTATCTGGTTCGTCAACATTCACCAATATCGGACCAGCAGTATTTAGTGGGTCAGTAACAAGTGTTGGAGGTATTACAGGATCATTTAGTGGTTCATTATCTGGTACAATAACAAGTGCATCGTTTGCAACCACTGCAAGTTACGCATTAAATGCAACAGCTACAGTACCAGCGGGTACAGTTAGTAGTTCCACTCAAATAATAGCAGCATTACCAACAGGAACGGTATCATCATCGGTACAGATAAATACAGGTTCATTCAGTGGTTCAATTACAACTGCGTCATTTGCTACAACTGCAAGTTTTGCACTCAACGCAGGGCAAAATATACCAGCAGGTACAGTTAGTAGTTCTGCACAATATCCTGGGTGGGTAACAAGTTCTACTCAAATTATCTGGTCATCTGTAAATTATAATTCTGGTATTGTATCATCCTCCGCACAATATCCTGGATGGGTTACCAGTTCAGCACAAATTAATACAGGGTCATTTAGTGGATCATTTACAGGATCATTAACTGGTACCATTACATCTGCGTCATACGCAGTTACGGCAAGTTATGCAGCAAGTGCAGTAGCAATTACACCAGCAGGTACAGTTAGTAGTTCTGCACAGTATCCAGGTTGGGTGACCAGCTCTACACAAATTGTAAATTCATTACCAGCAGGCACAGTTAGTTCTTCTGTACAAGTAAGCGCAATAACTGCATCATTAGCAACTACTGGTTCAAATACATTTGTTGGTAATCAAATTATTAGTGGTGCACTAACGGTAACATCTACCGCAAGTTTCAACGGTAATGCAACGGCAAATGATGTATCGTTATTATTAACAAATAGTTCATCGTTGATATTAACCTCGGGGTCGTCAATAAATGTCGTATCACCTGGTTCCATTACGGGATCGGTATTAGCAAATGAATTTATACTACCAATAGTTGCACCAGCTACACCACAAACAGGATCTATGTATTTTAGTGGGTCATTTATTTATGTATACACAGGAACACAATATCGTAGTGCAAGCTTAGCATAATAGATTATATGGCAATACAATTTACTAATGGATTTAGTGTAACACCAAATAATCGTAGTCTATATGATTTTACTACGTTTACATTTACAAATGTAAGTGTCACAGGATCAAATCCTCCGTTACTAACACAGTTTCTTGCAGCATATACTGGGTCAGCAACTTGGACAGCAAATAGTGCATACTTTACTACACAGTCTGGATATCTTGGATATCAAGTATGGACAGTACCACAAACTGCAACCTATGAAATAGAAGTAGCTGGAGCAAGTAGTGGACGAGGTACACACGCAGGTTTACCTGTATCTGGTGCATTTAGTAGTGGTTCAAAAATGCGTGCAAGATTTAGTTTACAACAAAATCAAAAGTTATTGATAGTGGTTGGACAACAATCTGCAAACGCATCACAAGTTGCAACGTATACTGGACTAGGCGGTGGTGGTGGAACGTTCGTAGTACCATCAGCATCAAATTCATCTTCAATTATTCCATTAATTATTGCTGGGGGTGGAGGTGGTATAGGTGCATGGTCAAGTGCACTTCCTGTGGTAAGTGGGTCACAAATATTTGGCAGAACTACAAC